AGGCGACATCGTCGGTTACATCGACACGCTGCGCATCGAGGGCGAGAAGCTCCTCGGGGATTTGCATCTGCTCGAATCTTCGGTCCATCGCGCTTACATCTTGGAGATTGCCGAGCGGATTCCCGACACGTTCGGACTCTCGATTGCGTTCTCGGGTCCGTCGGAAAAGAGCGCGGACAAGCTCACGACTTTGCAACGGTGCTCGGAAATTTACTCGGTGGATCTCGTCAGCGAACCCGCTGCGAACCCGAACGGATTTTTCTCGCGTAAACTGAAACAACTTCAGAACGGCGAAATCGAGCAACCGTCCGCAGAAATCGAAATCGAATTACCCATGAACGAAGAAATGAAAAAGGCCATCGAGGGGATGATCCAATCCGCCATGATGAGCGTGAACGACAAGCTCGCGAAGCTCGAATCCGCGCTTCCTCCTCCGGTTGAGAAACCCGCCGCCATGAGCGCACAGACTGAAGTCGTGCAGCTCGCGGCCAATGCTGCGGCTCTCGCTGCGGTCAAAGAATTTGCCAAGTCGTTCGGTGCGCCAGCCGCCCCGATCGCCTCGGCCGAAGCTCCCAAACCAGTCGCGCAAGCGCAGAAGTTCGAGGACATCGTCGCCGCAAAAGCCACTGAGCTCAAGGGCGACAAATCCTCGGCGATCTCCTTCGCGGTCAAAAACCATGCTGACCTCTACGCCGCTTATCGTGCGCGCGTTCAAGGCGGCGAACTCGTGAAACTCTAAAAATACTAACATGGCTACTTCATTCCAAAATGCGGGCACGTTCGTCGCAAACTCGGCTATCACCGCGTTTCGCCTCGTGTCCATTTCCAGCAATCGCGGCGTCGGTCTTGCCGCCACCGCTTCGCTCCCTGACGGCGTCGCTTTGATCGACGCCGCCTCGGGCGATCAAGTCACCGTGCAGTTCCTCGGTGGCACCACCATCAAGGCCACTCTGCTCGCTGGTCCGGTCACTGTCGGTGACACGGTTTTCAGCGTGGCCTCTGGCCAAGTTGCCATCACCGGCACGATCACTGTCGGCAAATCGCTGACCACCGCGTCCGACGCTGGTGCGATCATCGAGATGATTCCGAAGAACTTCTAAACCCTAAAAAAATCTTACCATGTATACAAATTCAGCAGCCATTTTTCGCGGCGACATCGCCGGTGTAGTCGAGCAGGCAAAAGACTATGAGGCCGGACTCATCGGCACTCAGGTCATGCCCATCCTCGACGTGCCCGTGCGCGCCGGCCAATACCCTTCCTTCGTTCTCAAAGAGGGCCAGCTCCTCAAGAGTGACGTCAAGAACCGCGCCGCTTACAGCGCATACGCTCGCGGCACGCGTGCGTTTAACCAAGACACCTACACGTGTTTGGAATTTGGATACGAGGAGGCCGTTGACGATACAGTGACGCTTGACGTTGCGCGGTTTTTCGACGCCGAAGTCATCGCCGCCAAGCTCGCCAAGCGTAAATTGCTCCTCGCGCACGAACTGCGCGTTGCTGCAAAACTGTTCGACAATTCCACGTTTACCGCGACCAACAGCGGCACCGCCTACACGACCGCGAATCTAGCCACGTTCGATGTCGGCGCTGACGTGCAGGAGGCTGCTGACCGTCTGCTCGCGAAGGGCGAGAGCGTCACGAACCTGTCCGTCATCATCCCTTACCCAGTGTGGACCCGCATCCGCGCGAGCACGAAGTTCCAGAACCGCCTTCGCGGCGCTGGCATTTCGTCCGACACCATCCTCAACGCGAGCACGCAAGCCGCCGCCGAGGTGTTCGGTGTCAGCCAAGTGCTGATCGGCCGCGCCAGCTACGACACCGCTCCCGAGGGTGTCGCGTTCTCCGCCGGCAACGTCTGGTCAAACAGCCTGATCTGGGTCGGCTCGGTCACGCAGGCGTCTGCCGGATTCTTCGGCGGTGGCGCAGGCTTCACCTTGAACTGGTCCGAGTATGGCCCAGCGATCGGTGTCTCGACCTATCGCGAAGAGGCGATCAAATCGAACATCGTGCGCGCCTCGCAATACACCGCCGAGAAGGTGGTCAATGCGAACGCGGGTCAGCTTATAACGACCCAATTCAGTTAAGATAACGTTTGCGTAAACAAGTCCTGCGCTCTTAACTGAGCGCAGGATTTTTTATGCACCCTTGGAACGAAATAGGATTCTTGGAACGAAAGAAATGCGCGCTGGAAATGCGCGAATGGCTGCGCGCTAATCCAGACAAGCGAATCAAGACCGGCCACGTAAGATCGGACGGAAAGATTTTTTGCGGTTACGGCGTCGGTTATTCAGGAGGCGAGCATTGGGCGAGCAAGGCTGTGTTTGACAAGCGATGTGAGGATTCGCGGATGCAAATGCGCAGGCTCAGAAAATCCGAATCATACAAAAACAAATTCAATGTATACGCAAAAGAGCGTTACTCTCAGCGGGTGGACGTGCGCGAAAAAATGAAGGCTCGCGTAGAAAAATGGAGCAAAGAAAATAGGCCGCGATGCGCACTCAAATCATCCAACCGTCGCGCGACAACTCGCAACCAACTCCACGGTGACCACAATTCCTCGATTGAAGAGCAAATGAGAAATGCCGCTGAAAAGCTCACGAAGCAAACCGGCATCGAGCACCACGTTGACCACATCATCCCAATCAAGCACGGCGGCTGGCATCACCACGAGAATTTGCAGATTTTGCCAGCGCCCGTGAATCAATCCAAAAGCTCGTCGCCGTTTTGGGTTTCCAGCGAATACAAAGACTTTCGATCGGTTCCTCAAAGCCTTTGGCCCGAGCCTTTGATTGATTTTTACTTGGCGATTCAATCGACCTAACTCAACGGTGAGCCGCGACGCTGGCGCGGACGGAGCACCGAAACCACTCATCTGCTGACGCCAGCGGCGTTGGCTCTAGCAACAGTTAGGCACGAATTACCTATGACAACCGACCCCGACGGAAAACCCTATCGCCACAACGACGAACAATCGGAGGCGCACAAGGAAGCCTTTATGCGGCGCAACACGATTCGCCCGCTCGGATTGTGGCGGCGCGTGATGTGCCGGCTCAGTCTTTGCGGCGGTCACGTGGACCACGAGAAAGACGCCGCTGGCGTGTGGCAATGCGGTCTTCGCTGCGCGACCTGCGGCAAACTCAAATACCCAGTGAAGAGCCGCTTTCAGGACTCTGCCTAACGAAAGCCCCACGCCTCACCGCGTGGGGCTTTTTGTTTTGACGCTGCGGCGCGATTCGCCACACCGGAGGCAACACAACAACATGACGATTTCCCTCTGCGTGATTGCCGGTAACGAGACCGCGCACATCAAGACCATGCTCGATTCGTTCGTCGGCATCATCGACGAACTCTCACTGGTGCGCGCCATCGGCTCGCAGGAACCGGATGACACCGAACAGCTCGCGCGGGACTGGTGCGAGCGCAACGCGGTCCCGATTGTCTTTTCGGACTACCGCAACGGGGTCACTGCGCAGGCGTGGCGGCACGTCGATTCGTTCGCGAGGGCGCGGAACCAAGCCTTCGCCCAAGGCACCGGGGATTGGCTTCTTTGGGCCGACTGCGACGACGTGCTGACCGACGCGACGGACCTGCGGGAAAGGCTCAAGGAGCTGACCGAGGACGTGCTCATGCTCCGATGCCCTTACGACGTGCGGGGGACCGGCAAGAAGCTGCAGCGCGAGCGCATCATCCGGCGCACAGCGTTCGCCTCGGGTCGAGTCTGGCACCACGACGTGCACGAAAACCTGCTCCTGCTGCCGAACGATCTGCACAACGAGTGGACGGTGCCGGTTTGGCGGCATCAGCCGGTCGCGATCAAGCAATCCAACCGGAAACGCAACCTCGCAATCCTCGGGCGAAGCATCGCGGAGTCGGCGACCCAATACTTTTACGTCCACCAAGAGCACTATTGCGCGGGCAACAAAACCGCCGCCGAGCAGTTCGGGCGCATCGCGCTTTCCTTCCCGAATCTCGACGACTCATTCCGCTACGAGGTTCAGCTCAACCTCGCGCGGCTCGTCGCGTCACGGCGCGAGGCGTTGCAGTTCGCTATGGGCGCGCACGGCGTCTTCCCGTGGTGCCGCGAGGCCATCGCTTCCGTCATCATGCTGGCGTTCGAGCGCAACGACGGCAGGCGCGCGAGCTTCTGGGCGGAGCGCATGATGTCGCTACCAGAGCCAAAGGAGAAGGACCGGCCTTGGACGCACGAGGTGAAATGGTATGGCTGGGCCGGTCTCGATCTCGCTGCGCGGTCCTACCGGCTCGCGGACAATCCAAGGAAGGCGGACGGGCTTCAGTGGGCTTTTCACAAGCACCAAAAGCCCGCGATTCGGCTCACGCAGAAAACCCTCGGCGACTCGACGCGCTCCGTCTCCTTCCGTGAAGCGTGGCTTGGGACGGCAGCGCAACCGGACACCGTCGAGCACGTTTTCCTTGTCCGCCCCGACGACAAGGAAACGATGGCGATGTCGAAGCAGTTCATCCACGACGTAGGACAGCCGCGGGCAACAGAGCGCGCGATGATCTCGGTGCACATCGAGGACGGCATGGTGCCGCCGCACGACTGGGACAAGCTCGTGCTGGCAAGCGGCGTGACGCTTATCGACGCCGAGAACATCAAGGGAATCCTCGGAGGTGCGAAGTGAGCACGCCTCCGGCAATCGTGATCTGCACGACGAACGCGCGATGCCTTGCGGTCATGCAGGCGTCAATCGCGGCCTACGTTCCGCGCGACGTCGAGGTGATAATCTTCCGCAACGTCGGCGGCAGCTTCGGCGAGGCGTACAACTTCGGAGTTCGGAACGCTTTCATAACGCATTCGGAGGTCGTCGTCTGCAACGACGACATCGTGTTCACGCCGACGACGTGGGCGTTGCTCCTCGCGGATGTCGCGCATCTGCGCAAGGTCGTGCCCGATCTCGGCTACGTCGCGACGCGCTCGGACTATGCGCGAGGCGAGCAGAACGTGCGCAGCGGGCGCGGGAAAATCGACTTCCTGCGCTATCAGTCCGAGCGGCATATCGTCGAGACGCCGGTGATCGCGCCAATTTGCGCGTGGATTCACCGCGACGCGTGGGTTGATTTCCCGCCGATAAATTGGTTCAGCGACGACGTGCAATGCCTCGACATGAAGCGGCGGCATTTCATCTCGCGGGCCTACGTTCACCACGTCGGCTCGCAGACCTGCGGGCAGGACGCGCAACGGTGCTACGAGGACGCGGAGCCGTGGCTCCTCGCGAACCGGCCGGAGCTACACGCGCGGTTTTATTTTACAGGAGGCGCATAAGTATGGCAGCCGTGCGAGACTTCGACCCGACCCAGATTAACTCCGACTTCTCCGCGATCTTGGAGCAGGCGGGCGTCTCGTTTACTTATCAAGGCGTGAGCGTGACGGGCATCTGGGCAGCGGCGAGCAATGCGTTTGCCGACTTCGAGGACCAGCGCCGCGAGGACAGCAAATTCACGGTGTTCCTTTTGACGTCGAGCGTCAGCGCCACGCCGCAAGTCACGCAGACGCTTTCTCGGGCAAGCATCACCTATTTCATCGAGCGCGTGACATTGGATGCCGAGGGCGCGGGATGTGAAATCAGCGTGGCGAAGGTGATATGATTTCGATCTTCTCAGACACGAAGAAGCTGGAATATGCGCTCGCGAGACTTGCCGACGCTGCAAAGGTCGATCTCGGTCTGGTCGTGAAACAGGAAGCCGCCTACGTCGCGAAGGCGATCATGCAGATCACGCCGCCGACCGGAGACAAAACGAAAAAAGGCGCGACGGTGGCGACGGTCACAGGCGGGGAGATTACGAAAACCAAAGCGAGCGGACTCAGCACGAACGCAAGGAAGCAGGGCGAGAACGCGATTCTCGGAGACTTGTTCGGCGGAAATAAAATGGCCAAGGAATTTCAGATTGGCTTGTTCCAGCGCATCGGAAACTCAACGGAGGTTCCGCCGCGCGGCGGGCGCCACGAGACGATGGGCGTCAGTCTGGGAAATGAAGGCGGCAAGAAAATCCGCATCTACCGGAAGTTCTGGCAGGAGTCGGCATCAATTGGAACGATGCGCGCTTTCCATTTCGCAAACCGAACCGAGCGCGGAAGACGGAGGCAAGTCACGAGGAGTCTGGTGGGGCGCTGGGCGGTGCAGGACCAGATGTGGGTTTCGGAGCAGGCGGCGAATGCGTATCTGAAATACACGCAAAAAAAGGTCGGACTCGCGAAGGCTGGATTCGCCGCTGCGGCAATGGCGTGCGGCGTGCGCGTGCCGTCGTGGATTCGCAAGCACATGGCAAAGGCTGGAAACGCTCAGGTTCACTTTGGGCCGAATCCGTTCGTAGTCGCGCGGACAACCGGCAACCAGATTCCTGACCTGCAACGCGTGGTAGATTCGGCTCTCAAGATTCGCTACAAAATCACGATCTCAAAATACCGCGCCGTCCTCGCGAATCGCGCCGTCAACCTCGGATTCGCAAAAGTAAAGGGCGGGATGGTGATACCAAAAGAAACATGAGCACACGCACCAACATCCGCACCGCGACGGCGAACGCTCTCACCGGCGCGCTCGTCGTGCCCACCGCAAACATCCTTCGCGGGCGCAATAACACGATCGCCAGCATCTCGTTTCCTGCCGCCGCCGTCTATGCGGTCAGCGAGCAGATCGAGGTCCGCACGCTCGGGCCGAGCAACCGCACGCAATACCGGCAGCTTCAGCTCATCGTCGATTACTTCATCGCCGAGAGCGGAACGTATTTAATCGACGACCTTTTCGACACCGGCAGCGCGGCGGTCGAGGCCGCAGTCCTCGCCGACGTGACGCTCGGCGGTCAATGCCGCGACCTCCATCTTAACAGTGTGGACTATGTTATTGAGCCCGATGAAGACAAACGCTTCGGCACGGCTCGGCACACTTTCAACTGCATCTATTTAACCACCGACTAACATGGCAAACCACCTCGGGCGAGAAGGTCTCGTCAAAATCTCCAGCACCACCATAGCCGAGCTCAGAAATTATGCGCTCAGCCATAGTTCAGATGTCGTCGAGGATTCAGTAATCGGCGACACCTACCGCACGCGTCTCGCGACGATGAAAACATTCAGCGTCTCGGGCGATCTCTACTGGGACGAGACTGACGCCGGCCAACTTCTGATCACCATCGGCAGTTCGGTCACGCTCAACCTCTACCCAGAGGGCGCGTCAAGTGGCGACGTGTATTATTCGGGCGCGGCCATCGTGACCAAATTCGACATTTCCGCCAGCTTCGACGGCATCGTGGAAGGCTCCATTGCCTTCGAGGGCAACGGCGCTCTGAGCACGCTGACCGCCTAATTTCGCAGCAAAACACACACAACACATGGAAGCTATCGACCTCGTAAGAGAACACTTCGCCTCCCTCGGCACGCGCAAAATTGACGTGCCCGAGTGGAAGCTCGTCGTCCACGCATCGCCGGTAACGCTCGGCGAAAAAAACCGGCTCTATCGTCGCAGCAAAGAAAACGACATGGAGTTGCTCGTCGATATTTTGATCATGAAGGCCACGGACGAGCACGGCGCGAAACTCTTCACGATCGAGCACAAGCCGACGCTCTTGAACAAGGCCGACAGCAACGTCGTGGGCCGCATCGCCAACGCCATTCTGGCCGAAAACGGGCCGAGGCCTGACGACTTAAAAAACTGATTCACGGCGGAGAAGCTGCCGACTTCCTCGCCGTGTATGCTCTCGCGGACCGTCTCGGCAAATTCGCAAGCGAGGTTCTCGCCATGCCAGCGCAGGAATTGAACGGCTGGCTCGTTTACATAGAGCACCAAAACCGAAAACTGAAGCACCATGGCTGAAGCATCATTCACACTCAAAGCGATCGATGCGACGAAGGCGGCGTTTGCGTCGGTGCAGAACTCGCTCGCGAAGTTGCAAAAAAGTTCTGAGTTGGCGGCTGGCTTCATGAAAAAAGCCTTTGACCCGCGCGCGCTGGGCGCTGGCTTTGCGGCGGCGCTCGGTCTTTCACTGACTTCGATCATTGATTCCGCCATCACAAAATTAACCGAATTAGTTATGCGTGCGGATAATGTCCGCAAGATTTTGACCGAATCCAGACTGGAATCGGAAGGCATATTGGAAGCAGGTCTTTTCGCAGCAATGGACCCAGTGCGCCAACTGGAAACTATCCAACAAAAAATCATAAAAAACGCCGCAGAAATCAACAAGCTGCGCGAGAAGGTTTTTCAGCAGACTGTGCCACTGGAGGGCGGAACCGAAGGAACGGTGCAAATGGGCAGCGTCAAAGAAGCCGAAGAGCTTAAAAAACTAGAGGCGATGCGAGCATCACTGCTCATTGCGAATATCAACCTAATCGCAGACGCTGATAAAAAGATAGCTGACAATCAGGGGAAGGCATTCGAGGAAATGGAAAAACAGCGCCAGTCAGACCAAGACCGCAGAATTGCGTCGCTGAGTGCAGGTCTTGCGGCAGAGGAAAAAAACACGGTTGAAATTATCAAAGCGCGGTCGGAAAAGAACGAGACCATAGAAAAGGAGCGCGAGGGCTTAGAAAAACTAGCGGAATCATACCGCGATCTCAATTCACCGTCTCGCGTTTTTATTCGGCAAATAGAAGAGGTCAATAAAGTCGCCGCCAGTGGAACGCTAGGGTTTGGGTTCGCGGAAGCCGCTGCCGCAGTTGATTTGCTAACGATTGCGATGAATAAAAACAAGGAAGCGCGGGTAGATGCCGCGCTCAACGATTTATTCGGGGACCTCGACGAAGAGGCATTGCGCATCAACGAATCACTAAAAAAGCAGAATCAAATTTTCGACGACGCTGGCGGTATGATCGCGCAGGGATTCGAGGACGCAATCCTAAGCGGGCAAAAACTAAGCGAGGTCATCAGAGGACTCGGGCAAGACCTGCTCCGCCTCGTCTTCCGCCAGCAAATTACCGCACCGCTCGCCAAGGGAATCGGTGACGCGCTTTTGGCAGGCTTCCGCGCCGAGGGCGGACCTGTCGGCGCAGGCGGTGCCTACGTCGTCGGCGAAAAAGGTCCCGAGCTATTCGTGCCCAGCTCCTCGGGCAGCATCGTGCCGAACGGCGCAATGGGCAGCAGCGGCGGATCTGCGGGCGGCGTGACCGTGAACTACAACATCGCGGCAGGCGTCTCGCGCGCCGAGCTGGTGCCAATCCTCGAACAAGAGCGGCGGCGGCTCAAGGCTGAGATTCCCGACATGGTGCGGCGCGGGGGTGGCTACCGTGCAGCGTTCGCTTAAACGTCATGGCTATCTCCTACCCACTCACGCCGCCTGATCCGTTCTACCTCTCGCGCTTGTCGCTCACGGGCGTCTCGGCGGTGTCGCGCAACACGTCGCCCTTTACCCTGCAAACGCAGCAATACAACCACGCAGGCCAAGCGTGGCTCGGCTCGGTTGATTGCCCGCCGATGACTCGCGCGGATGCCGAGACGATGCTGGCGTTCTTGCTCTCGGCTCAGCGCGGCACGTTTCTTTTTCAGGACTACGCGAACGCAAATCCACGCGGCTCAATTACCGGCACGCTTACGGTCTCAAGCGCGACGGCGAACAGCACGACGCTGACGATGATCAACACCGGCGGCTCGGGCGTGTTTGCGGTCGGCGACTGGCTGCAAATCTCCACCTCGCTTTACAAGGTCATCAAAGCCGATGGCGGCGGATTGATCGTCGATGTCTTTCCGGTGCTGCGAAAAAGTTACGCAGCCACGACGGCAATCGTGAAGACAAACGCAAAAGGCGTCTTCCGCCTCGCGCAGCCGACGACGGAGTGGTCGATAGAACTGGCGAGCATTTACGGCATCAGCTTTTCAATCGTCGAGGACGTCGAGACATGAGCATCACCACAGCAGGACGCGGACTGACAAACGACATGGTCACCGAGGTGAGCGCATCGCAGCTCTCGCCGATCCTGCTCGCTTCCCTTTCCTTCGCGACGCCGGTGCATATCTGGACCGGCTACGGAACGATCACGGTCGGCAGCACGGCATATCTCGGAATAGGAACGCTCGGCTCGATCTCGCCAGTTGAAGAGACGACGGATCTCGCGGCGCGGGGCATTTCCATGCAGCTCTCGGGCGTTCCCACGGCGATGCTGGCCGTTGCGCTCACCGAAAATTATCAGGGCAGGGAGTGCTCGGTTCTCTTCGGCGCGCTTCAAGCCAGCGGCGCACTCGTGTCGTCGCCGGTCACGATCTTCTCGGGGCGCATGGACGTGATGAGCATAAACGACGACGGGCAAAACGCGACTATCGGGATGAGCGCCGAAAACAAGCTCGTGGACTTCCGCCGCCCGCGTGAAGTGCGCTACACCGACCAAGAGCAGAAGAACCTTTTCCCTTCTGACAAGGGGCTGGAGTTCGTGACGGCGATTCAAGAAAAGCAAATCTACTGGGGCAATGCCAAGCTCGTCGCGCCGATCAACGAAGGTGGCGGCGAGAGCGAGCGCACCGGCTACGAATGAACATGGCCACGCGCTGCAATAACTGGCCGGACCTGCTCACGGCTTACATCGAGCGCAAGCGGCACGAGGCGTTTGCGTGGGGCTCCAACGATTGCTGCCTCTTTGCGGCGGACTGGGTGCAGATCGCAACCGGCCACGACATCGCCGCGCAATGGCGCGGGCAATACGCAAGCGCGCTCTCGGCGCATCGAGCACTCAATCGAGGCGGCGGAATCGAGCGCCTTGTCGATGAAGCGGGAGGGATGAAGATCGCGACCGCGCTTGCTCGTCGCGGCGATCTCGTCGCGCAGGACGGCGGCGACGGTGTCGCGCTGGGCATCTGCGTCGGCAGCGTCGCGGCTTTCCTCGCTCGCGACGGACTACAATTCGTGACATTCCCGAACGCTAAAGTCTGGAGATTTTAACCATGCCACAAGTATTGATCGCATCCGCTATCGCTTCCGCGTTTAAGGCGGCTGGGTTTTACATTACGTCGCAGGCTCTGGCGATGGTCGCGGCCACGGTGCAATTCATCGCTGTCACCGCCGCGTCAATGGCCGCGTCGAAACTGCTCGCGCCCAAGATGCCGAGCTTTTCCGACTCGTCGCTCTCGGAGCGCGGCCAGATGGTGCGTTCTCCGATCGCGGCGCGGTCAATAATTTACGGCCGTTGCCGCGTCAGCGGGACCATCGTTTACATTTCGACGACGGGCACGAAAAACGAATACCTTCACCTTGTCGTCGCTCTGGCGGGCCACGAGGTCGAGGCAATCGACGAGATTTATTTTAACGATGAAGAAGTGCCGCTGTCAGGGAGTGAGCCGACCGGATTTTACTCGGGCGTGGCGCTCATCAATAAAAAGCGCGGAGTGCCGAATGACACAGCGGACGCGGATTTGATCGCCGCCACCGTCAACCTCACAGACGGCAAGTGGACATCAGATCACAAGCTCTCTGGCATCGCCTACCTCTACGTTAGACTGACATGGGACGCGGAGAAATACCCGAGCGGAATCCCGAACATCAGCGCCGTCGTGCGTGGAAAAAAGGTCTTGGACCCGCGCACAAGCACCACCGCCTACTCGGCCAACGCTGCGCTTTGCTTGCGTGATTACCTTACCACCTCGCTCGGCATGGGGATGACGACTGCGGAGATGGACGACACGGCGTTTGGCGTCGCGGCGAACGTCTGCGACGAGAACGTCGAGATAAAGCCGGTGACGACGCCAACGCCGACCGAGGAAAACCGATACGAGGCAAACGGCGTGGTCTCGACCAGCGCGTCGCCCGACGAGAACATCGGCAAACTGCTCTCTGCGATGGGCGGACTGATCGCCTACACCGGCGGCAAGATCGCGCCTTACGCTGCCGCCTATCGCATCCCGACCGTGACGTTCAGCGAGAAGCATTTCGTGGGGCCGATCAGCGTGCAGACGCGCACGAGCGCACGCGACCGCGTGAACTCGGTGAAGGGCGTTTACCTGAGCGAAATCAACAACTGGCAGGTGACGGACTTCCCGACGATCACGGATGCCGCCTATGTCTCCGCCGACAATGGCAGCGTCTTTTTCCGCGACGTGGTGCTGCCGTTCACGACTTCCTCGTCTTGCGCGCAGCGTCTCGCGGTAATCGAGCTTCGCCGCGCTCGCGAGGAAATCACGATGTCAGCGCGCTTCCGACTAGAGGCCATGCAGGTGCGCGCGGGCGATACGGTGATGATTACCAATGCGAAGCTCGGGTTTTCCTCCAAGGTCTTCGAGGTCATGGAGTGGAACTTCGCGAGCGGCGGGAATCCTCCCGAGGTATTCGTGGACATGACGCTGCGCGAAACCGACTCGTCGGTCTATTCATGGAACGTCACCGATGAAATTTACACGGCAGGCGCGCTCAACACGACGCTGCCAGATCCGTTCACGCTCGCGGCTCCGAGCGGCCTCACGCTCACAGCCAACGGCACGACGCAACTCATCCAAGCCGACGGCACGGCGCTGCCGCGCATCCTCGTGGCGTGGACCGCGCCCGCCAGCGCGTTCATCCAATCGGGCGGCGTAGTTGGAATCGAATACAAGGAAAGCACGTCAGCGACTTATCTCACATGGAGCCGCGTCGCAGGGGACCAGACGCGCGACTTTATTTCGAGCGACGTGAAGATCGGGCTGACCTACGACGTGCGAATTTACGGCGAGTCTTATTTCGGCGTCTCCACGAGTTACCTCACGGCGCAAACAGGCGTCGCTAAGGACACGACCGCGCCCGTAACGCCCACCGGCCTCGCCGCCGCAGTCGGCACGGGCCGCGCCGTCTCCCTCGACTGGAACGACAACACCGAGCCCGACTTTTCGGAATACGGCATTTATCGCAGAACCACGCCGGTGACTCCTCAGAACTCGGTAACAGGCAAGATCGCCGAGGTTCGCGCGTCGCGCTTTGTGGACACCGACGTGGACATCGGTACGACGTATTACTACTGGCTCAATGCCTTCGACACGGTGGAGAACGTGTCAGGGTTTACCAACTACGTCCAAGCGACGCCATCGGTGATCACCGCTGGGCCCATCGACCCGACGCCGCCAGACCAGCCCGAAGCGCCGACGCTCATCAGCACGACGGTTTATCTGTCGAGCGACGGCGGTTCATTCGCGCGCGTCTCGCTGACCGCTCCACCGCTGCCAGCGAGGGCGGTCGCTCTCGATGTCCTTTACCGGCGCACGGGCGCGAGCGATTACATCGTCGCGAATCAAATCGCGCAGTCAGTTTCCTACGCGGTGTCGATTGACGATCTGACCGTTGGCGAATCCTACCAGTTCGCAGCGCGCGGGATTTCGTTCTCGGGGGCGATCTCTGAAATCTCAACTGCGCTGAGTCAGAGCGCTCCGAGTAACACGACGGCGTCGGCGAACCCAACGTCATTTGCTGGATACAGCCCAACAACGAAGCCAATAGCTCCAAGCACAAATGGCGGAACGCCTCCGCTGTTTTATCACGGAATGACATTGGAGTGGACGGCATCAGCTAGCAAAGACGTTTCATTCATAGAAATCGGATATGACTTTATCAGTTCTAGCACCACAGTAGCCCCCAGCACTTGGCGCTACAAAATACCCGTCGGCGAAACATCGGCCATTATTTATGGCGTTGGATTCACGGGATACATCTGGGTTAGAACAACCAACCGATCAGGGGTTTTATCGACACCAGTTTACACGGGAATCAACTTTTTTACCTATGGAGAAGTCCCGGTAGTTCTCGGCACGATCGCTCCTCAATCATCAGCAGACGTCACCACCACCGGAATCAAAACCGGAGGCGGCTCATCCACGCGGCAGGTCAACGTCGTCTATGAAATCAACGACGTGTTCGCGATTACGGGCGGGGCCGCGACTTACGACCTGAGCATCTCACTCACAAATCGCGGATTCAACACGAAGCCCGATGACGGTCTGGTCGCGGTCGAGGACGTGCTGTATCAGGGTTACTATGACTCGCAGGCCGCAGGCTCAACATCGACGACAGCGGTCATCAAAATCTACCGCAACGACGGCGGGACGCTCGCCTCGGGCAACCTTCGACTGTCCGCACGCTTCACCGAATACAACTAATATGGCCTTTCAAAAAACATTCACGCTGCGCTCTGGCGCACAAGGCAACTACACGCGACTCATCACCTACCGCGTGGACCGGATGACGCGCGAGGCCGTGGGGTTGTTCTCGCTCTTCGTGGATTCGGCTGCGGCGCACTCAGCCAAGGACCCGCTCACGCCGTGGATTGCGAAACTCCGCGTGACTGGCGACGCGTTCGACCGATACTTCTCAAGCGCCGCGCTCGATGCCGACACGATGGCGAATTTCTACCGTGCAGCGAAGGCCGAGCCGATGGTTTCGGATTTCGGCGATGCTTTGTTTTCGGACGCGCTCGACGTATGACCAAAGCGGATACAAGTAGGGGCCACGCAATTACACCCTTGCCACCGCGCCCGCAATCCGCTCTCCTCGCATCACCATGCGGCGGTGAGGGCTGAGGCTACCAGCAAGCCCGCGAGCGGATTTACCGCTGCGCGGGCTTTCTTTTGCCTAGATTCCGAATCCATCGCCAACATTTGATTCGTTTTAAGTCGCGCAACTGCAACGGCTTAGGGAAGCAGCAGGACAAAATACGCAATTGAGCTTTACGCAGGCGGGGCGATCGGATTGAGTGTGCACGTCGGAGGGAAACAACCCAACGACCAACTCAACCCAAAACATGATCCTCCCAGCAATTCACTCAAACGGAACCAGCGCCAAATGCCTCACCGAAGGCTACACAGAGGCCCGCCTCGCAGTCGAAGCAGCGATCAGCCAGCTCTCCAAAGTTGAGTTCAACGCCCGCGACTACTACGTTCAAAACGACAACGCATGGACGTCAGCCGTAGCGGAGCGGATGTCGCTTTTCGAAAAGCTCCGTGCCGTCGCAAGCGAACTCGCCAAGATCGAAGAACACTGCGCGGACTTCATCAAATAACGTTACAGCATACCCCGCAAACCACCCCGCTACCTCTTCGGAGGCGCGGGGTTTTCCGGTGCCAGACCGGAGGGAACTAACCCCGAGGCTCGCAACATAACCAAATGAAAATCAGCATCGCTACTGTTACGACCCGCAAGGGCCACACCAGCAAAGACCACCTCCTCACCGAGATCGCCAGCGCAGCGCGCGATACTCTCAAAGCCTCTTACTCCTCGCGCAGCGCCGCAATAAAAGCAGCTGAGCGTGCGATCTATGGCGTTATCGCCTCACGGTCGCTTTACTCTGGATGCGCCGGCGGTCTGGTCGGAGGTGCCGCATGAGCGCCACCGATGCTCTTACAAACGCTCTGGTCCTCGCGCTGACCGCGCCCGACCAAGCACGCGCCGACCGCGCAATCGCTCTCGCCGAAAGCATCGGCGCGGGCTGCACGCCACGACAGATCGCCACCGCGAAACGCAACGCCTCAAAGCTCGCTGCAAAATGAAACCTATCACCATCACCCGCCTCTCCGACGGGAAGCATTACACCGAGGAGCTTGTGAGCCTCCGCGCTTTAAACGCCGACGCCTTGGAATGTCTCAAAGCTCTATTGAAAGACGCTGAAGAGTCATCGCAAGGCGTCTGCGCGCGGCTTGCGATCAAGCCAAACAAATGGCAAACCGCTCGCCTTGCGCGTATCACAAACGCCCGCGCCATCATCAACAAAGCCGAGGGCTGCGCATGAAAACCACGCTCCTCCTCCTCGCGCTCTGCGCCACCGCGCACGCCGCGCCTCCCGCCAGCTTTTTCCGCGCGCTCCACGTCGTCGAGACGTCGGGCCGCACGGGACCGATTCTCGGCGACGGCGGCAAGGCGCTGGGGCCGCTCCAGATCCACCGAGCCTACCACGCCGACAGCCGCGTGGGTGGCGATTACTCAAGGGTGGCGGATCTCGATTACAGCAAGCGGGTCGTGAGCGCCTACCTTCAACGCTACGCGCCGCAGGCGTGGGCGGCGGGCGACGTGACTACGCTGGCGCGCGTGCACAACGGTGGGCCGCGCGGGGCGACTAAGCAGGCGACCGTGGCCTACGGCGACAAGGTGGCGAGGCTCGCAAAATAACTTTCGGAGCATCCGCTCCAAACAACACAACACAACGACAACACAGGACGACAATGAACAACGACGACGACATAAACGGAGAAGACGGTAGCATGGACATCCACAGGGAACTGCTCTTTGCCGCGAAAGACCTGCGGACCATGACGAGCTGCAAAGCCGAGATCACGATCTCGCGGCGAGTAACCATCAAAATAGGTGCGATCAAACCGAGCTGGGATTACCAGATCACATTCGGAGACATCCTCAACCGAGGCGCGTGGCGCTGGGAGTGCGCGCAATCCGATTCACTGGAAGGAGCGATGGACATCACCCGCGCCCAGATCACCGCACAGGGCGACGAGAAGGCGCGCGAGCTCCTGCAACTGACGGACGCAGCCGCGAAGCTCGGGCTGAAGCTCGTGGAGGCCGCGCCATGAGCCGACCAAGCTCGCCGATGCTTCCGCTGGTAATTCGGCGCGTGCTCGAAGGCCGCTCCATAAAGGAAATCGCGTTTGAAACCGGCATGACGCCGAGCGCAGTCCAAAAAATTATCAGCAACACAATGCGGAAGGAATACGTCACCGAGGCCGAATTCCGTCAGCTCCTCAACCAACGCAAATCCACGCCATGAATCTTGAACTCATCCACGCGGAGCTTATCCGCATTCGCGAAGCCCTCGAAGCGCGCCCGTTCGCATCGGGGGCGCCGGCTGCAAAGCCTGCCGCTCCACGCTCCGAGGAAGTGCCGATGCCGACCGAGGTCATCGACGACGCGGGCAGCGTGCAAGTGCACTTCGGGAAAAACAAGGGCGTGGCGCTCTCGTCGCTGGGCGACCGCTCAGTGGCATGGTATGCGCAGGAGCCAGAGCCGCGCATCGGGAACAACGGAAAGCCGTTTCCGCCGCGACCCGAGGACGTGCTCCTCCGCAACGCGGCGCGGACGATCATCCACCAAAAGCGCGGGACTCTTCCGAGTGCCGCAGTTCCTACCACTCCCGCAGTGACCTCTGTGAACGAGGAGCACGTCCCGTTCTAAAAGCAAAAGCCCGTCGCGGGAACACAACCGCGACGGGCACCTAGCAACACAACAACAACAGTCAGCAATTCGTAAAAAATGAAAGCAACAAAGCACACGACGAGAATAATCAACGACCTTAACCAAGTTCCCGCAGGGTGGATCAGGCTTAAGGCATACACTCAGACTCACGGTGGAAGCATTCGCAGATTACTCAGCAGAGCCCACTACGAGGGAAAAGTCCGCGCGATGAAGATAATGAGAACGCCATATGATTCACACGGCGCGGTGTTCGTTGAACCCAACGACGCAAAGGAGTTCATCGAAAATTTACATGAATTGAAACGCCTTTCAGTAAACTCCAAACCCAATCAATCGAAACAATTACAG